AGTGAAATACCTCCCTTTTGTGGATTAGTCTATTTGTCGACTTTTTGCGTTGGTGGTGAGTGTGGTGCAGCCTGAGCTTCCGGAGAGTCGCGATTGGTGTGAGGAGACGCGTCGTTGGTGGCGTGTGTGGGGTGAGGATAGCCGTGCCCAGTTTGTGTCTGACGAGGAGTGGCTGTTTCTTCTTGATGCGGCTGTGATTCATGATGTGGTGTGGAGTGAGGGCCGGGCGGATTTGGTGGCTTCGCTTCGTGCTCATGTGAAGGCGTTTATGGCCATGTTGGATCGGTATTCGGTTGATGTGGCGTCTGGTGGCCGTGGTGGGGGTTCTGCGGTGGCGATGATTGACCGGTATAGGAAGCGCAAGGGGGCCTGATTAGGTGTCTGGTGTTGTTGGGTCTCAGGTTCCTCGTCATCGTGTGGCTGCGGCGTATTCGGTGTCTGCTGGCGGGGATGCGGGTGAGCTTGGTAGGGCTTATGGGTTGACGCCTGATCCGTGGCAGCAGCAGGTGTTGGATGATTGGCTTGCTGTGGGTGGTAATGGCAGGCTTGCTTCGGGTGTGTGTGGGGTGTTTGTGCCTCGCCAGAATGGCAAGAATGCTATTTTGGAGATTGTGGAGTTGTTTAAGGCGACTATTCAGGGTCGCCGTATTTTGCATACGGCTCACGAGTTGAAGTCGGCTCGTAAGGCGTTTATGAGGTTGAGGTCGTTTTTTGAGAATGAGCGGCAGTTTCCTGACTTGTATCGTATGGTGAAGTCGATTCGTGCGACGAATGGCCAGGAGGCTATTGTGTTGCATCATCCGGATTGTGCCACGTTTGAGCGTAAGTGTGGTTGTCCGGGTTGGGGTTCGGTTGAGTTTGTGGCCCGTTCTCGKGGTTCGGCTCGCGGGTTTACGGTTGATGATTTGGTGTGTGATGAGGCTCAGGAGTTGTCGGATGAGCAGTTGGAGGCTTTGCTTCCTACGGTGAGCGCGGCTCCTTCGGGTGATCCTCAGCAGATTTTTTTGGGTACGCCGCCTGGGCCGTTGGCTGACGGGTCTGTGGTGTTGCGTTTGCGTGGGCAGGCTTTGTCGGGTGGTAAGAGGTTTGCGTGGACGGAGTTTTCGATTCCTGACGAGTCTGATCCGGATGATGTGTCGCGGCAGTGGCGGAAGTTGGCTGGTGATACTAATCCGGCGTTGGGTCGTCGTCTGAATTTTGGGACTGTGTCGGATGAGCATGAGTCGATGTCTGCTGCCGGGTTTGCTCGGGAGCGGCTTGGCTGGTGGGATCGTGGACAGTCTGCTACGTCTGTGATACCGGCCGATAAGTGGGTTCAGTCGGCTGTGGGTGAGGCGGCTCTGGTTGGCGGGAAGGTTTTTGGTGTCTCGTTTTCTCGCTCGGGGGATCGTGTCGCGCTAGCTGGTGCTGGCAAGACTGATGCTGGGGTTCATGTTGAGGTTATTGATGGCCTGTCTGGCACGATTGTTGATGGTGTGGGCCAGCTGGCTGACTGGTTGGCGTTGCGTTGGGGTGACACTGAAAAGATCATGGTTGCCGGGTCTGGTGCGGTGTTGTTGCAGAAGGCGTTGACGGATCGTGGTGTTCCGGGTCGTGGCGTGATTGTGGCTGATACTGGGGTGTATGTGGAGGCGTGTCAGGCGTTCCTGGAGGGTGTAAGGTCTGGTGTGGTTTCTCACCCTAGGGCTGATTCGAGGCGTGACATGTTGGATATTGCTGTGAGGTCGGCTGTGCAGAAGAAGAAGGGTTCTGCGTGGGGTTGGGGTTCCTCGTTTAAGGATGGTTCTGAGGTTCCTTTGGAGGCTGTGTCTTTGGCTTATCTTGGTGCGAAGATGGCGAAGGCTAGGCGGCGTGAACGGTCTGGTAGGAAGCGGGTGTCTGTGGTATGAACTCGGATGAGTTGGCTCTGATTGAGGGCATGTTTGATCGTATCCAAAGGTTGTCTTCGTGGCATTGCCGTATTGAGGGCTACTATGAGGGCTCTAATCGGGTGCGTGATTTGGGGGTGGCTATTCCTCCCGAGTTGCAGCGTGTGCAGACGGTGGTGTCGTGGCCTGGTATTGCTGTGGATGCTTTGGAGGAGCGTCTGGATTGGCTTGGCTGGACTAATGGTGACGGCTACGGCCTGGATGGTGTGTATGCTGCGAATCGGCTTGCTACGACTTCGTGTGATGTGCATTTGGATGCGCTGATTTTTGGGTTGTCGTTTGTGGCTATCATTCCTGGCGGTGATGGCACTGTTTCTGTTCGTCCGCAGTCACCAAAGAATTGTACGGGCAAGTTTTCTGCCGATGGGTCTCGTTTGGATGCTGGCCTTGTGGTGCAGCAGACGTGTGATCCTGAGGTTGTTGAGGCTGAGTTGTTGCTTCCTGATGTGATTGTTCAGGTTGAGCGGCGGGGCTCGCGTGAGTGGGTCGAGATGGGCCGTATCGTGAATGTGCTTGGTGCGGTTCCTTTGGTGCCTATTGTGAATCGTCGCCGTACGTCTAGGATTGATGGCCGTTCGGAGATTACGAGGTCTATTAGGGCTTACACTGATGAGGCTGTGCGCACACTGTTGGGGCAGTCTGTGAATCGTGATTTTTATGCGTATCCTCAGCGTTGGGTGACTGGCGTGAGTGCGGATGAGTTTTCGCAGCCTGGCTGGGTCCTGTCGATGGCTTCTGTGTGGGCTGTGGATAAGGATGATGACGGTGATACCCCGAATGTGGGGTCGTTTCCTGTCAATTCGCCTACACCGTATTCGGATCAGATGCGGCTGTTGGCGCAGTTGACTGCGGGTGAGGCGGCTGTTCCGGAACGCTATTTCGGGTTTATCACGTCTAACCCACCTAGCGGGGAGGCTTTGGCTGCCGAGGAATCTCGGCTTGTGAAGCGTGCTGAGCGGCGTCAAACGTCGTTTGGTCAGGGCTGGCTGTCGGTTGGTTTTTTGGCTGCCAAGGCGTTGGATTCTCGTGTTGATGAGGCCGCGTTTTTTGGTGATGTTGGTTTGCGTTGGCGTGATGCTTCGACGCCTACCCGGGCGGCTACAGCTGATGCTGTGACGAAGCTTGTTGGTGCCGGTATTTTGCCTGCTGATTCTCGTACGGTGTTGGAGATGTTGGGGCTTGATGATGTGCAGGTTGAGGCTGTGATGCGTCATCGTGCTGAGTCGTCTGACCCGTTGGCGGCACTGGCTGGGGCTATATCGCGTCAAACTAACGAGGTATGATAGGCGATGGCTTCGGGGGTTGAGGCGAGGCTTGCTGCGACTGAGTATCAGCGTGAGGCGGTCAGGTTTGCTGGGAAGTATGCGGGCTATTATTCTGAGCTTGGTCGTTTGTGGCGTGCCGGCAGGATGAGTGACACGCAGTATGTGCGTTTGTGTGTGGAGTTGGAGCGTGCCGGCCATGATGGTTCGGCGTCGTTGGCTGCCAGGTTTGTGTCGGATTTTCGGAAGCTTAACGGTGTGGATCCTGGTTTGATCGTGTATGACGAGTTTGATGCTGCCGCCGCGTTGGCTAGGTCGTTTTCGACTATGAAGATTCTTGAGAGTGACCCGGATAGGGCGAATGACACGATTGATGCGATGGCGGCGGGTTTTAATCGGGCTGTGATGAATGCTGGCCGTGACACGGTTGAGTGGTCTGCGGGTGCGCAGGGTAGGTCGTGGCGCAGGGTGACTGATGGTGATCCGTGCGCGTTTTGTGCCATGTTGGCTACGAGGTCGGATTATACGACGAGGGAGCGGGCGCTTACTACTGGTCATACTCGGCGTCATAAGCGTGCCGGTAGGCGTCCGTTTGGTTCGAAGTATCATGATCATTGTGGTTGTACGGTGGTTGAGGTTGTTGGCCCTTGGGAACCGAATAGGGCTGATGCCGAGTATCAGAGGACGTATGAGAAGGCTCGTGAGTGGGTTGATGATCATGGGTTGCAGCAGTCGCCTGGCAATATTTTGAAGGCTATGCGTACTGTTGGCGACATGAGATGATGGTTTCCGGTTGTGTGCCGCCGGTTATTGGTGCACAGGGTTGTCTCCCGCACGGGGGTCAACAATGTTGTGTTGTTTTCCGCAAGGAGTGTAGGGTTAGGCTATGGCCGATCAGAGTGTTGAGGAACAGAATGTTGACAATGATGTTGTGGAGTCTGGAAAGGATAACGGCATTGTTGATACGGTAAAAGACGATGGCGGGCAGGAGGTAGCCGACAATCAGTTGAAGAATGAAGGCGGTGATAAGCCGTCTGGGACTGATTGGAAGGCGGAGGCTCGCAAATGGGAGTCTCGTGCTAAAAGTAATTTTGCTGAGCTAGAGAAGCTTCGCTCCACGGGTGATAATTCAGAGTCTACTATTGATGGTCTTCGTCGTAAAAACGAGGAACTTGAGAGTAGGCTGAACGAGCTTGTTTTGGAGGGTGTGAAGCGTGAGGTGGCCACCGAGCATGGCCTCTCGGCTGATGCTGTAGCTTTCTTGTCTGGTGGTGATCGTGAGTCGCTTGCCGAGTCTGCTAAAGCTCTTAAGGGGCTGATTGACCATAGTGGTAGTGGTGGCGCTGGTGTGCGCCGTCTTGCGGGGAGTGCCCCCGTGACTGATGAGAAGCATCGCGAGGGTGTCGCTTTCGTGGATGCTTTAGTAAACAATTCTAGGAGATGATTTATCATGGCTGACGATTTTCTTTCTGCAGGGAAGCTTGAGCTTCCTGGTTCTATGATTGGTGCGGTGCGTGACCGTGCTATCGATTCTGGTGTGCTTGCTAAGCTGTCGCCGGAGCAGCCGACGATTTTCGGGCCTGTTAAGGGTGCCGTGTTTAGCGGTGTTCCTCGCGCTAAGATTGTTGGCGAGGGCGAGGTTAAGCCTTCCGCATCGGTGGATGTTTCGGCGTTTACTGCCCAGCCGATCAAGGTTGTGACTCAGCAGCGTGTCTCGGACGAATTTATGTGGGCTGACGCCGATTACCGTCTGGGTGTGCTTCAGGATCTGATTTCGCCTGCTCTGGGTGCCTCGATTGGTCGCGCCGTGGATCTGATTGCTTTCCATGGTATCGATCCTGCTACAGGTAAGCCTGCTGCGGCTGTCAAGGTGTCGCTTGATAATACGTCGAAGACGGTTGATGCAACCGATAGTGCTACGGCTGATCTTATCAAGGCGGTTGGGCTGATTGCTGGGGCCGGTTTGCAGGTTCCTAACGGTGTTGCTTTGGATCCGGCGTTCTCGTTTGCTCTGTCTACTGAGGTGTATCCGAAGGGGTCTCCTCTTGCCGGTCAGCCGATGTATCCTGCAGCTGGTTTCGCGGGGCTTGATAATTGGCGTGGGCTGAATGTTGGTGCTTCTTCGACTGTTTCGGGTGCCCCGGAGATGTCGCCTGCTTCTGGTGTTAAGGCTATTGTTGGTGATTTCTCTCGTGTTCATTGGGGTTTCCAGCGTAACTTCCCGATCGAGCTGATCGAGTATGGTGACCCGGATCAGACTGGTCGCGATTTGAAGGGCCATAATGAGGTTATGGTTCGTGCCGAGGCTGTGCTGTATGTTGCGATTGAGTCGCTTGATTCGTTTGCTGTTGTGAAGGAGAAGGCTGCCCCGAAGCCTAATCCGCCGGCCGGTAACTGATTTATTGTAGCGGTGATATGTATATGTGCAGGGGGTGGTGTTGATGGGTATCATTTTGAAGCCTGAGGATATTGAGCCTTTCGCCGATATTCCTAGAGATAAGCTTGAGGCGATGATTGCCGATGTGGAGGCTGTAGCTGTCAGTGTCGCCCCCTGTATCGCTAAACCGGATTTCAAATATAAGGATGCCGCTAAGGCTATTCTGCGCAGGGCCCTGTTGCGCTGGAATGATACCGGGGTTTCGGGTCAGGTGCAGTATGAGTCGGCGGGCCCGTTTGCTCAGACGACACGGTCGAATACTCCCACGAATTTGTTGTGGCCTTCTGAGATTGCTGCGTTGAAGAAGTTGTGCGACGAGAGTGGTGGCGCTGGTAAAGCGTTCACGATCACACCCACGATCCGTGGTGGATATGCTCATTCTGAGGTGTGTTCCACGGTGTGGGGTGAGGGTTGCTCGTGCGGGTCGAATATTAACGGCTACGCTGGCCCTTTGTGGGAGATATGATATGACCAGTTTTCCTTACGGTGAAACGGTTGTGATGCTTCAACCGACTGTTCGTGTCGATGATTTGGGCGACAAGGTGGAGGATTGGGGTCATCCTGTCGAGACTGTGTACCATAATGTGGCCATCTATGCTTCCGTTTCGCAGGAGGATGAGGCTGCGGGGCGTGACTCGGATTATGAGCATTGGTCGATGCTTTTTAAGCAGCCTGTTGTGGGTGCCGGTTATCGTTGCCGGTGGCGTATTCGGGGTGTTGTGTGGGAGGCTGACGGGTCTCCTATCGTGTGGCATCACCCGATGTCCGGTTGGGATGCTGGTATGCAGGTTAATGTGAAGCGTAAGAAGGGCTGATGGGTTGTGGCTCAGGATGTGAATGTGAAGCTGAACTTGCCGGGTATTCGTGAGGTGTTGAAGTCTTCTGGGGTGCAGTCGATGTTGGCTGAGCGTGGCGAGAGGGTGAGGCGTGCGGCCTCGGCGAATGTGGGCGGTAATGCTTTTGATAGGGCCCAATACCGTAATGGTTTGTCGTCGGAGGTGCAGGTTCACCGTGTTGAGGCTGTGGCGAGGATTGGCACCACCTATAAGGGTGGTAAAAGGATTGAGGCGAAGCATGGCACGTTGGCCCGGTCGATTGGGGCTGCGTCGTGATCGTTTATGGTGATCCGCGTGTGTGGGCTAAACGTGTGCTCAAGGATGATGGCTGGCTGTCCGATATACCTTGTACTGGGACGGTGCCTGAGGATTTCAGCGGTGACTTGATTTGGTTGGCGTTGGATGGTGGTCCGCAGTTGCATGTTCGTGAGCGTGTTTTTTTGCGGGTGAATGTGTTTTCTGATATGCCGGATCGTGCTATGTCGCTAGCTAGGCGTGTTGAGGCTGTGCTGGTTGATGGGGTTGACGGTGATCCTGTAGTGTACTGTAAACGGTCTACTGGCCCTGATTTGCTGGTTGATGGTGCACGTTTTGATGTGTATTCGCTTTTTGAGCTGATATGCAGGCCTGTCGAATCCGAGTAAACGTTTTGTTTTGATATTGTTGTTTGTTTTTGTTTGATATTATTTTTGGGGGTTGTGATGGCTGCTACACGTAAAGCGTCTAATGTTCGCTCTGCTGTTACCGGTGACGTCTATATTGGTGCCGCTCATGCTGGTGACACTATTGATGGTGTTGGGAAGATTCCTGACGGTCTTATCGCTTTAGGGTATCTGTCGGATGACGGGTTTAAGATTAAGCCTGAGCGTAAAACGGATGATTTGAAGGCTTGGCAGAATGCGGATGTTGTTCGCACTGTGGCTACAGAGTCGTCTATCGAGATTTCTTTTCAGCTGATTGAGTCTAAGAAGGAGGTTATTGAACTGTTTTGGCAGTCGAAGGTTACTGCCGGAGCCGATTCGGGTTCGTTCGATATTTCTCCTGGTGCCACCACGGGTGTTCATGCCCTGTTGATGGATATTGTTGATGGGGATCAGGTTATTCGCTACTATTTCCCTGAGGCTGAGCTTGTTGATCGTGACGAGATCAAGGGCAAGAATGGCGAGGTGTACGGGTATGGTGTGACGTTGAAGGCTTACCCTGCTCAGATTAATAAGAAGGGTGATGCGGTGTCTGGTCGGGGGTGGATGACGGCTTTAAAAGCTGATACTCCTCCGACTCCTCCTCCGGCCCCGGTTCCTCCGAAGCCTCAGCCGGATCCGAATCCTCCGTCCGATAACTGATACACGATTTTAGGGGATTGTTGATAGATGAGTGACACTGGTTACACGTTGAAGATTGGTGACCGTAGCTGGGTGTTGGCTGATGCTGAGGAGACGGCGCAGGCTGTTCCTGCCCGCGTTTTCCGTCGTGCCGCCAGGATTGCGCAGTCTGGGGAGTCTGCGGATTTCGCCCAGGTTGAGGTGATGTTTTCTATGTTGGAGGCTGCCGCCCCAGCTGACGCGGTGGAGGCCCTGGAGGGGCTTCCTATGGTTCGTGTGGCGGAGGTTTTCCGTGAGTGGATGGAATACAAGCCTGACGGTAAGGGTGCCTCGCTGGGGGAATAGTTTGGCTCCACGGCCTGATTGATGATTATCGTGGGGCCATCGAATACGATTTCCGCACCAAGTTTGGTGTTTCTGTTTATAGTGTTGGTGGCCCTGTGATGTGTTGGGGTGAGGCTGTCCGGCTGGCTGGCGTGTTGTGTACCGATACGTCTAGCCAGTTGGCGGCCCACCTGAATGGTTGGCAGCGCCCGTTTGAGTGGTGTGAGTGGGCTGTGTTGGACATGTTGGATCATTACAGGTCTGCTAATAGTGAGGGGCAGCCGGAGCCTGTGGCGAGGCCTACGGATGAGCGTAGGGCCCGGTTTACGTCTGGGCAGGTGGACGATATTTTGGCGCGTGTTCGTGCCGGTGGCGGGGTGTCTCGCGAGATTAATATTATGGGGTGAATAGTGTATGTCTGGTGAGATTGCTTCCGCATATGTGTCGTTGTATACGAAGATGCCTGGTTTGAAGTCGGATGTTGGTAAACAGTTGTCGGGTGTTATGCCTGCTGAGGGTCAGCGTTCGGGTAGCTTGTTTGCTGGCGGGATGAAGTTGGCGCTTGGTGGTGCGGCGATGATGGGTGCCATCAATGTTGCTAAGAAGGGTCTCAAGTCTATCTATGATGTGACTATTGGTGGCGGTATTGCTCGCGCTATGGCTATTGATGAGGCTCAGGCTAAACTGACTGGTTTGGGTCATACGTCGTCTGATACGTCTTCGATTATGAATTCGGCTATTGAGGCTGTGACTGGTACGTCGTATGCGTTGGGGGATGCGGCTTCTACTGCGGCGGCGTTGTCTGCTTCTGGTGTGAAGTCTGGCGGGCAGATGACGGATGTGTTGAAGACTGTCGCCGATGTGTCTTATATTTCGGGTAAGTCGTTTCAGGATACGGGCGCTATTTTTACGTCGATTATGGCGCGCGGTAAGTTGCAGGGCGATGACATGTTGCAGCTTACTATGGCGGGTGTTCCTGTGCTGTCTCTGTTGGCTAGGCAGACTGGTAAAACGTCTGCTGAGGTGTCGCAGATGGTGTCGAAGGGGCAGATTGATTTTAACACGTTTGCGGCTGCGATGAAGCTTGGCATGGGTGGTGCTGCGCAGGCGTCTGGTAAGACGTTTGAGGGCGCTATGAAGAATGTTAAGAGCGCCCTGGGTTATTTGGGTGCTACGGCTATGGCCCCGTTTTTGAACGGCCTGCGGCAGATTTTTGTTGCGTTGAATCCGGTTATTAAGTCTATCACGGAGTCTGTGAAGCCTTTGTTTGCGTCGGTGGATCAGGGGATTCAGCGGATGATGCCGTCTATTTTGGCGTGGATTAACCGTATGCCGGCTATGATCACTCGAATGAATGCACAGATGCGCGCCAAGGCGGAGCAGTTGAAGGGCATTTTTGCGAGGCTGCATTTGCCTGTTCCTAAGGTGAATTTGGGTGCCATGTTTGCTGGCGGCACCGCAGTGTTCGGTATTGTTGCTGCGGGTGTTGGGAAGCTTGTTGCGGGGTTTGCCCCGTTGGCTGTGTCGTTGAAGAATCTGTTGCCGTCGTTTGGTGCTTTGAGGGGTGCCGCTGGCGGGCTTGGCGGCGTGTTTCGCGCCCTGGGTGGCCCTGTCGGTATTGTGATCGGCTTGTTTGCTGCCATGTTTGCTACGAACGCCCAGTTCCGTGCCGCTGTGATGCAGCTTGTGGGGGTTGTTGGCCGGGCTTTGGGGCAGATTATGGTCGCCTTGCAGCCACTGTTCGGTATTGTTGCTGGCGTGGTTGCCAGGTTGGCGCCAGTGTTCGGCCAGATTATCGGTATGGTTGCTGGTTTGGCTGCCCGGCTGGTGCCTGTTATTGGTATGCTTATTGCCCGGCTGGTTCCTGTTATCACCCAGATTATTGGTATGGTAACCCAGGTTGCTGCCATGTTGTTGCCTATGCTGATGCCGGTTATTCAGGCTGTTGTTGCTGTGATACGGCAGGTTATTGGTGTCATTATGCAGTTGATACCTGTTTTGATGCCGGTTGTGCAGCAGATTTTGGGTGCTGTCATGTCTGTTTTGCCGCCGATTGTTGGTTTGATACGGTCGCTGATACCGGTGATCATGTCGATTATGCGTGTGGTGGTGCAGGTTGTTGGTGCCGTGCTACAGGTGGTGGCCCGTATTATTCCGGTTGTTATGCCGATTTATGTTTCGGTGATTGGATTCATTGCCAAGATTTATGCTGCGGTTATCGTTTTTGAGGCTAAGGTTATTGGCGCTATTCTTCGTACTATTACGTGGATTGTGAATCATTCAGTGTCTGGCGTGAGGTCTATGGGCACGGCCATCCAGAATGGCTGGAATCATATCAAATCGTTTACGTCGGCGTTTATTAACGGTTTCAAGTCGATCATTTCTGCCGGTGTTGCCGCGGTTGTGGGGTTTTTTACGCGGCTTGGTTTGTCGGTTGCCTCCCATGTGAGGTCTGGTTTTAACTCGGCCCGTGGTGCGGTTTCTTCTGCGATGAATGCTATTCGGAGTGTTGTGTCTTCGGTGGCGTCTGCTGTTGGCGGGTTTTTCAGTTCGATGGCGTCTCGTGTTCGGAATGGTGCTGTGCGCGGGTTTAATGGTGCCCGGAGTGCGGCATCTTCTGCTATGCATGCTATGGGGTCCGCTGTGTCTAGTGGTGTGCATGGTGTGCTGGGTTTTTTCCGGAATTTGCCTGGCAATATTCGGCGTGCGCTTGGTAATATGGGGTCTTTGTTGGTGTCTGCTGGCCGTGATGTGGTGTCTGGTTTGGGTAATGGTATCCGGAATGCTATGAGTGGCCTGTTGGATACGGTGCGTAATATGGGTTCTCAGGTTGCTAATGCGGCGAAGTCGGTGTTGGGTATTCATTCTCCGTCTCGGGTGTTTCGCGACCAGGTTGGCCGTCAGGTTGTTGCCGGTTTGGCTGAGGGTATTACTGGTAATGCGGGTTTGGCGTTGGATGCGATGTCGGGTGTTGCTTCGCAGCTTCCGGATGCTGTGGATGCCCGGTTTGGTGTGCGGTCGTCTGTGGGCTCGTTTACCCCGTACGACCGGTATCGGCGTGCGAGTGAGAAGAGTGTTGTGGTGAATGTTAACGGACCCACGTATGGTGATCCTAACGAGTTTGCGAAGCGGATTGAGCGGCAGCAGCGTGACGCTTTGAACGCGTTGGCTTACGTGTGATTGGGGGTGTTGTGCATGTTTATTCCTGACCCGTCTGATCGTGCCGGTTTGACTGTGGATTGGACTATGTTTCCGTTGGTTGGTAATGCTCCGGAGCGTGTGCTTCATTTGACGGATTATACGGGGTCGTCTCCTGTCATGTTGTTGAATGATTCGTTGCGCGGCCTGGGTGTTCCCGAGATTGAGCATTTTTCTCAAACACATGTTGGGGTGCACGGCTCGGAGTGGCGCGGGTTTAATGTGAAGCCTCGCGAGGTGACATTACCGGTGTTGGTGTCGGGTGTTGACCCGGATCCGGATGGCGGGTTTCGTGACGGTTTTTTGAAGGCGTATGACGAGTTGTGGTCTGCTTTTCCTCCTGGCGAGGAGGGGGAGTTGTCTGTGAAGACTCCTGCCGGCATTGAGCGTGTGTTGAAGTGCCGGTTTGATTCGGCTGATGACACGTTTACGGTGGATCCGGTGAACAGGGGTTATGCGCGTTATCTGTTGCATTTGACGGCTTATGACCCGTTTTGGTATGGGGATGAGCAGAAGTTTCGTTTCAGTAACGCGAAGTTGCAGGATTGGTTGGGTGGCGGCCCTGTCGGCAAGAAGGGTACAGCGTTTCCTGTGGTGTTGACGCCTGGTGTTGGTTCGGGTTGGGATAACCTGTCTAATAAGGGTGATGTGCCTGCGTGGCCTGTGATTCGTGTCGAGGGCCCTTTGGATTCGTGGTCTGTGCAGATTGATGGTTTGCGTGTGTCATCAGACTATCCTGTCGAGGAGTATGATTGGATCACTATTGACACGGATCCTCGCAAACAGTCTGCATTGTTGAACGGGTTTGAGGATGTGATGGATCGCCTGTCTGAGTGGGAGTTTGCGCCTATTCCTCCGGGGGGTTCTCGGAGTGTGAATATTGAGATGGTTGGTTTGGGTGCCATTGTTGTGTCGGTGCAGTACAGGTTTTTGAAGGCTTGGTGAATGGTTGATGGCTGGTCTTGTTCCGCATGTAACATTGTTTACGCCTGATTATCGCCGTGTGGCGCCTATCAATTTTTTTGAGTCGTTGAAACTGTCGTTGAAGTGGAATGGTTTGTCCACTTTGGAGTTGGTGGTGTCTGGGGATCATTCCAGGCTTGACGGGTTGACGAGGCCGGGTGCACGGCTGGTTGTTGATTATGGTGGTGGCCAGATTTTTTCTGGGCCTGTGCGTAAGGTTCATGGTGTGGGTCCGTGGCGTTCTTCGCGGGTGACTATCACGTGTGAGGATGATATTCGTCTGTTGTGGCGTATGTTGATGTGGCCTGTGAATTATCGTCCTGGTTTGGTTGGTATGGAGTGGCGTGCCGACAGGGATTATGCCCACTATTCGGGTGCGGCTGAGTCGGTGGCTAAGCAGGTGTTGGGGGATAATGCTTGGCGTTTTCCGCCTGGTTTGTTTATGAACGATGATGAGAGTCGTGGCCGCTATATTAAGGATTTTCAGGCCCGGTTTCACGTGTTTGCCGATAAGTTGTTGCCGGTGCTGTCGTGGGCTCGGATGACTGTCACGGTGAACCAGTTTGAGAATGTGAAGTTTGATCAGCGGGGTTTGGTGTTTGATTGTGTGCCTGCTGTGACACGGAAGCATGTGTTGACTGCCGAGTCGGGTTCGATTGTGTCGTGGGAGTATGTGCGTGACGCCCCTAAGGCTACTTCGGTGGTTGTTGGTGGCCGCGGCGAGGGTAGGGATCGGCTGTTTTGTGAGGATGTTGATTCGATGGCCGAGGATGAGTGGTTTGATCGTGTCGAGGTGTTTAAGGATGCCCGTAACACTGATTCCGAGAAGGTGTCTCTCTTTGATGAGGCCGAGCAAGTGTTGTCCGAGTCGGGGGCCTCGTCTGGGTTTAAGATCGAGTTGGCTGAGTCGGATGTGTTGCGGTTTGGGCCCGGCAATCTGATGCCGGGGGATTTGATCTATGTTGATGTGGGTTCTGGCCCTATTGCGGAGATTGTTCGGCAGATTGATGTGGAGTGTGATTCGCCTGGTGATGGTTGGACGAAGGTGACACCGGTTGCGGGGGATTATGAGGATAATCCGTCGGCGTTGTTGGCGCGGCGTGTGGCTGGTTTGGCTGCGGGTGTGCGGGATTTGCAAAAATTCTAAAAAGATTAGGGGTTTGTTGTGGGTATTGTGTGTAAAGGTTTTGATGGTGTGTTGACCGAGTATGATTGGGCTCAAATGTCTGGTCTGATGGGTAATATGCCGTCTGTGAAAGGGCCGGACGATTTTCGTGTCGGCACGACGATTCAGGGTGCCACGGTGTTGTGTGAGGTTATGCCGGGGCAGGCTTGGGCTCACGGGGTGATGTGCACGTCGAATGATATTGAGACGGTGACGGGGCAGCTTCCGGGCCCGGGTGAGACCCGCTACGACTATGTTGTCCTGTCGCGGGATTGGGAGGCGAATACGGCCAGGTTGGAGATTGTTCCCGGTGGCCGTGCGGAGCGTGCCCGTGACGTGTTGAGGGCTGAGCCTGGCGTGTTCCATCAGCAACTGTTGGCGACTTTGGTGTTGTCGTCTAACGGGTTGCAGCAGCAGCTTGACAGGCGTGCCGTGGCGGCTAGGGTTGCGTTTGGGGAGTCTGCTGCGTGTGATCCTACCCCTGTGGAGGGTGACCGGGTGATGGTTCCTTCGGGGGCTGTGTGGGCTAACCATGCTAACGAGTGGATGCTCCTGTCTCCCAGGATTGAGACGGGTTCTAAGCAGATCCAGTTTGGCGGGTCTGCTGTGTATGCTTACACGATCCCGTTTGATCGCCCGTTCACTAGTCCGCCTGTTGTGGTGGCGTCTATGGCTACGGCGGCTGGGGGCACGACCCAGATTGATGTGAAAGCCTACAATATTACTGCCAAGGATTTTAGTTTGGCGTTTATTACGAATGACGGGTCTAAGCCGAATGGTGTGCCCGCAATAGCTAACTGGATTGCTGTCGGCGTGTGACTGTACAGGTGTTGTGGCGGATGTTGTAATGTTGGGGGGCTGTGGTGTCGTGGTTTACTCCTGCACTGGTGGCCTCTATCTGTACCGCGTTGGCCACGATTTTGGGTTCAGTTCAGGCGGTCACATCTAAATCGAGGAAGCGTTTACGCAGGCTATCTGCGCAGGTTGATGCGATGGAAGAGTATATGTGGGGTGTGCGGCGTGAGGTGCGCCGGTTTAACGCGAGGCTTCCTGATGGGGTGGAGCCTATGCATCTTCCTGATTTGCCTGAGTTTTTGAAAGATACTGTTGATGGTGGAGGTGAGTAGGGTTGAGGGAGTTGGAGGAGGAGAAGCGGCAGCGCCGCAATTTTGAGAAGGCTTCACTGGTGTTGTTGTTTTTGTCGCTTGTGCTGTTGATGGTGGTTGCTGGGGGTGCTTTGCGTTTCGGATCGCTGTCTTCTGAGCGGGATTCTGAGCAGGCGAGGGCCCAGTCGAATGGTACAGCCGCTAAAGGTTTAGCTGCCCGTGTGAAGCAGGTGTGTGCCTCTGGTGGGCAGGAGTCTGTGCGGCTTCACCAGTCTGGCTTGTGTGTGGATGCTCAGCGTGTTGAACKGMGTGTGCAGGGTGTGCCGGGTCCTGCCGGTGTGCGCGGCCCGCAAGGGCCCGCCGGTGTGAACGGCCGGGATGGTGTTAATGGTTCGGCCGGGCTGGTTGGCCCTGTTGGTCCGCAGGGTTCTCCGGGTTTGAATGGTGTGAAGGGTCCTGACGGGCTGCCCGGCAGTGACGGCCGGGATGGTGTCGATGGTGTTTCGGGCCGTGCAGGCGTGGACGGTGTGAACGGCGCTGATGGCAAGGATGGTCGTGATGGTTCTGCTGGTGAGCGTGGCGATGTGGGGCCTTCGGGTCCTGCCGGCCCCCCTGGCGCGCAGGGTGAGCGTGGCCCTGCTGGTGTGAACGGATCCGATGGTAAAGATGGTAAGGATGGCGCTGATGGGCGTTCGGTGATATCGGTGTACTGTTCCGGGGGCCGCCTGGTTGTGAAATATAGTGACGGTACGGCCTCTACCGTGTCGGGTTCTGCAGCCTGTGAGAGTGTGAAACCGTCACCTGTGGTTACCGTATCATCCCATAGGTGAACAAGAAGAGGGAAGGGTGTTACTAGTGTTGGTCGTGTTTGGGGGTGGTGTGTGGTGAGATACATTCCAGCGGCGCATCACTCGGCCGGTTCGAATAGTCCGGTGAATAGGGTTGTGATTCATGCGACATGCCCGGATGTGGGGTTTCCGTCCGCTTCGCGTAAGGGTCGGGCGGTGTCTACGGCGAACTATTTCGCGTCCCCATCGGCGGGCGGTTCGGCGCATTATGTGTGTGATATTGGGGAGACGGTGCAGTGCCTGTCAGAGGGGACTATTGGGTGGCATGCCCCGCCGAATCCGCATAGTTTGGGTATAGAGATTTGCGCTGATGGTGGTTCGCACGCCTCGTTCCGGGTGCCAGGGCATGCTTACACTCGTGAGCAGTGGCTTGATCCGAGGGTGTGGCCTGCCGTGGAGAAGGCCGCCATCCTGTGTAGACATTTGTGTGACAAATATAACGTTCCGAAAAGGAAGCTTAGTGCAGCCGATTTGAAGGCCGGTAAACGTGGTGTTTGCGGCCACGTGGATGTGACGGATGCGTGGCATCAATCGGATCATGACGATCCGGGGCCGTGGTTTCCGTGGGACAGGTTTATGGCCGTCGTCTGCGGCGGCAGTGGAGATAGTGGGGAGTTAACTGTGGCTGATGTGAAAGCCTTGCATGATCAGATTAAACAATTGTCTGCTCAGCTTACTGGTTCGGTGAATAAGCTGCACCATGATGTTGGTGTGGTACAGGTACAGAATGGTGATTTGGGTAAACGTGTTGATGCCCTGTCGTGGGTGAAGAATCCGGTGACCGGAAAACTGTGGCGCACAAAAGACGCCCTGTGGAGTATCTGGTATTACGTGCTGGAGTGTCGCAGCCGCATCAGTAGGCTGGAGTCTGCTGTTAACGGTTTGAAAAAGTGATGGTGGTTTGTTGTGGGTAAACAGTTTTGGTTAGGTTTACTGGAGCGGGCGGCTAAGACTTTTGTTCAAACGTTTGTTGCGGTGTTGGGGGTGACGGCGGGTGTCACGTATACTGCGGAGTCGTTTCGCGGTTTGCCGTGGGAGTCTGCCCTGATAACAGCAACGGTGGCTGCGGTGTTGTCGGTTGCTACATCGTTTGGTAGTCCGTCGTTTGTGGCCGGCAAACCTAAAACCACGGTTGTGGATGCTGGGCTTGTTCCACCCGACGATGGGGGTTTGGTTGAGCCTCACTCGGTTGATGTGTCGGATCCTGGCATGATTGAGCCTGTAGATGATGCGGATCTTGGTGTGGGCTATGTGCCGAAACACGCTGCCGAGTCGGAGGTTGGCACGGTAGAGTCTACTGTTGCATAAGTGAATATAGATGTGTGCCCCAGCGGTGCTGCCACGGTTGTGTGGTGGTTGCCGCTGGGGCACTATTTCTGTTTTATGCGGTGTGGCTATGATTCGTTGCTGTCGATGGTGTCTTCGAGCATCTGGTACAGGTGGAGGCAGGTGCAGATCGTTTCGCTGGCCTGGTCTAGAACGTTCCGGCCGATAACGTTTTTGTGGTTGTCGCGGTGGCGGATGATAGCCCACATGATCTCGTCGGCTGCCGCCTGTAATAGTTTGGCCTGGTATGCGATTCCGGCGAGCCAGTCTAGTGCTTCCGGGCTTGCCTGTGTGTCGTCTGGAATGCCGCGGGTGTTACTGTTGCTTGTGGGGTGTCCTGCACTGTCGCATAGCCATAGGATTTCGCTGCACTCGTCTAGCGTGTCTTGGTCGATAGCGAGATCGTCGAGGCTGACATTGTTGACGGTAAGGTTCACGTTGTCGAGGGAGATGGGTACACCGTACTGGTTTTCGACACTGTCAACAATGTTTTGTAGTTGTTGCATGTTGGTGGGCTGTTGTTGGACGATACGGTGTATCGCTGTGTTGAGGGTGGTGTAGGTGATGTTGTGTGTGTTGTTCATGGTTTTATCCCATCCCTGTGCTGTCGTCGTTTTCGTCTGGCATGTAGTATGTGCTGTTTGCGTACTCGGTTAACGTCATCAGTGTTTGGTCTGCCCACTGTTTCACGGTTTGCCGGGTGACACCCAATCGTTGGGCGGCTGTGGCGTAGGTTTGGTCGTATCCGTAGACTTCCCGGAATGCTGCCAACCTAGCTAAATGTTTTCGCTGTTTGGATGGTTCACAGGATAGTGTGTAGTCGTCGATGGCTAGCTGTAGATCGATCATGGTGGCAATGTTGTTGCCGTGATGCTGGGGGGCGGTTGGTGGGGGTGGCATTCCTGGCTCCACGGAGGGTTTCCATGGGCCGCCGTTCCAGATCCATTGCGCGGCTTGAATGATGTCGGCGGTGGTGTAGGTTCGGTTCACTGGTCATCCCCTGAACAGGTCGTTGGTGTTGGTGGTGTCGAATCGTCCGACGCAGTGGCAGTAGTCGTACATGAGTTTGATAATGTGTTGGTGGTCTCCCAAATAGGTGTTTCCGCTGATGCTGTAGGTGGCTGTGCCGTCTTTACTAATGGTGTATTTGGCGGTGATGGTTTCGGGGTTTTCGGTGTCGGTGATGATTGCTGTGGTGGTGGCGCCTACTGTTTGTAGCACGGTGGTTTGAGTTCCGTCGTCGATGGTGGTTTTAACCATGGTGTGTGTTCTCCCCTTTCAGTTGCTGGTTTGGTTGTCGGCTAGATGAATGATATCGGGTAAGGGTTTCGGCTGGTCGAGGTGTTGTATGGTTTTGTTGGCTAAACGTTTGGCTACCCTGTAACACATTTTGGTGTAGTGTTTGTTGTCTAGGTTGTGGTATTGTTCCCGCACCGCAATATATAGTAGAGAGTCTTGGTACAGGTCGTCTGCACTGATTGCGGGGTAGTGTGCGGCTGTTTTGGTGCATGCCCGGTTGAGTGTGCGTAGATGATGGTCTGTGGCCCAAACCCACGATGCGGTGGTGGCGAGGTCTGCTTTGGTTGGTCGTCGGCTCATGGCATCTCTTTCATCGGGCTATCTGGTAGTTGTTTGGTGTTTTGTTGTTGATAGTGTAGCACACGAGTCCGGGGTTTCCGGTGGTGCCCGTCTTGTGCCGGTACCATGTGGATTCGCCTTCCATGGAGGGGCATTGGATGAAGGTGCGTTGTCCTTGCTCGGAGATTTCTAGGTGATGCCGATGCCCGGCCATGAGAATATTAGATGTGGTGCCGTTGTGGAATTCTTGGCCGCGCCACCAATCATAGTGTTTGCCGGTGCGCCATTGGTGGCCGTGGGCGTGCAGGATGGTAGCCCCGGCTACGTCTACGGTGGTGGTCATTTCGTCTCGGCTGGGGAAATAAAAGTGTAGGTTGGGATACTGGTTGTTGAGCTGGTAGGCTTCTGCGATGGCGCGGCAGCAGTCCACATCGAAGGAGTCGTCGTAGGTGGTGACGCCTTTGCCGAATCGTACGGCTTCGCCGTGGTTGCCGGGGATGGATGTGATGGTCACGTTTTTGCAGTGGTCGAACATGTGGACGAGTTGCATCATGGCCATGCGGGTGAGCCTGATTTGTTCCGTCAAGGGGGTTTGTGTGCGCCAGGCGTTGTTGCCGCCTTGTGACACGTATCCTTCGATCATGTCGCCGAGGAATGCGATGTGGACTCGCTCGGGTTTGCCTGCTTGTTGCCAGTAGTGTTTTGCGACGATGAGGGAGTGTAGGTAGTCGTCGGCGAAGTGTGATGTTTCTCCGCCTGGGATGCCTTTGCCGATTTGGAAGTCTCCTGCCCCGATGACGAAGGCTGCGGTGCTGTAGTCGGTGCGGGTGTCCGGTTCGGGTTTTGGGGGTGCCCATTCGGCTAGCTTGTCGACGAGTTCGTCTACAGGGTAGGGGTTGGTTGCGGGTTGGTGGTCGATGATTTTTTGTATGGATCGGCCGGTTTCTCCGTTCGGTAAGGTCCATTCAGAGATGCGTGTGCGGCGCACGGTACCGTTGGCTAGATTGTCGTCGATGGTGTCGATGGCGTTGTCGTGGTTGGCTAGTTGTGTGAGGAGCCGGTCTATGTTGTCTATCACTGGGTATCCTCCTCGTGTGGGGTGGTGTTGGCTTGTTTGCGGCGGTAGTCTTTGATGACGGTGGCGGAGATGGGGTATCCGGCTTGGGTGAGTTGTTGTGCTAGCCAGGAGGCGGGTATGGACCTGTCTGCGAGCACGTCTGCAGCCTTATCGCCGTAGCGTTGGATGAGGGTTTCAGTTTTGGTTGCCATGGTGTCCTATCGGTTGTGTGGTGGGCTGCCATCCTGTGCGGCAGTCGCCGTCGTGTCCTGGTTTGCGTGTGCACCACGATGTTGTTCCGTCTGTGTGGTTGAGTGTTTTACCGCACATGACGTTTTGTAGATGCTCTGGCAGCTGGTCATCCTGGTTGCTGGTTTGTGTGTCGAAGAGTGTTTTTTGGTTGGTGAAATGCTCGGACACGGTGCCGTTRTGCACGGGTAGTATCCATGTTTTCCATTGTTGTTGTAGCCGGGTGTTCCAGTGGAATTGTTTGGCCGCGTTTTCGGCCTGTTTTAAGGTTTTGTAGTAGCCGACTAGTATGCGCTGGTGTTCACTGTCGGGTGGGTTTTGGCCTCGCCAGTATTGTGCCGCTACGGCGTACCGGTTGCTGGCTGTGAAGATTTGCCAGCAGTATTCGATAATGTGTTGCAATACTGTGTCTGGCAGGCTGTCGGGGTTGATGGTGATGTTTTGGGTGATGATGCCACGGATGGCTTGCCGGTTTTTGGTGGTGGGTTTGAACGAGATGCTCACGATAGTACCGGCTGCTGGTCTTGCATGAACTGGTTGAAGGTGTTGTTCCCGGCATGTTGGGCTTGTGTGATTTGTTGGTCAGACCAGTCGGGGTGTTGCTGTTTGAGGTAGTGCCAGTGGCACGCATTGTAGGTTTCGTTTTGTAGCCGTGTGAGATGGTTTTCGGTGATGATTTGTTTCCACATTGTCCATGATACGTCTAGCCGGTCGAGGATTTCAAGGGCTGGGATGTTGAATTGGTCGAGGAAGAGGATTTCGTGGGTGTAGTAGTTTTTCTCGTATTGGTCCCATCCGCTTCGGTGCCTGTTGGACTGGTTTTTGGGGTAGGCTTCCCGGCATACTTTGTGTAAACGTTTGGTCATGTCGTCGGGTAGGTTAATGTCGGGGTTGGCGCGGATCATGGATCGCATCCCATCATAGGTGGTGCCCCAGGTGTGCATGATGTAGGTGGGGTCTTCTCCGTCAGCCCATTTTTCTGCACAGATGGCGAGGCGGATACGCCTCCTGGCTGCTTGGCTAATGTTGCGCCGGTTGGGGATGGGGCACGTGTCGAGGGGATCCATGATGTTTTAGTGTACCTTTCTAGTTTCGTGTTGTTGACGTGTTTTACTGTAGCACAGTGTCTAGTGCTTGTGTCAACCCTGTTTTTCCGGCCTGCAGGTAGGTGTCTGTGACATCCCCCAGGGTGAGGGGCACATGGGTGGCTTGGGGTAGTGCTGCCTGGAGGGTTTGGGCCATCTGGTCTCCCGCTTTGTCTGGGTCGGACCAGATGTAGATGTGGTCGTAGCCTTCGAAGAATTTGGTCCAAAAGTTTTGCCACGAGGTTGCGCCGGGTAGGGCGACGGCCGACCATCCGCATTGTTCGAGGATCATGGAGTCGAATTCGCCTTCGCAAATGTGCATTTCGGCTGCCGGGTTGGCCATGGCGGCCATGTTGTATATGGAGCCCGTGTCTCCTGCCGGGGTTAAATATTTGGGGTGGTTGTGGGTTTTGCAGTCGTGCTGGAGTGAGCAGCGGAAACGCATTTTTCTTATTTCGGCTGGGCCGCCCCAAACGGGGTACATGTATGGGATGGTGATGCACTGGTTGTAGTCTTCGTGGCCTGGGATGGGGTCATTGTTGATGTATCCAAGGTGGTGGTAGCGGGCTGTTTCTTCGCTGATGCCTCTTGCCGAGAGCAGGTCGAGTATGTTTTCGAGGTGGGTTTCGTAGAGGGCCGAGGCTTTCTGGATTCGGCGGCGTTCCGCAATGTTGTATGGGCGTATGCTGTCGTACATTCGGGTTTTCTTCTTCTAATCGTTGTTGTAGTTTGGCGAGTCCGCCTCCGACACCGCATGTGTGGCAGTACCAGACGCCCTTGTCGAGGTTGATGCTCATGGAGGGCTGGTGGTCGTCGTGGAACGGGCAGAGGATGTGTTGCTCGTTTTTGGACGGATTGTAGCGTATCTGGTAGGTGTCGAGGAGGCGGCAGGTGTCAGAGGTGTGGGAGGAGCTCGTTGAGGGTTGATACCACATATGCTTCGCTCCATGGCTTGTTGCGCTGTTTCATCACTACGAGTCCGATGGTGGACTGGCTTTCTCGGTTTCGGTGGGTTTCGTAGTTGCGTGCCTCCCGGCTGGCTTGTTTCACGAATTCGGCTAGGTGTGGCTGGCCGGCTTTGGCTTCTATCACATAGGTTTTGTGGCTGGTTGTGAGGATGAGGTCGCCTTCATCCTCTTTACCGTTGAGGTGGAGGCGTTCGATATTGTGGCCGGTGTCGCGTAGCTGGTGGAGGAGTCGTGTTTCCCACTCGGCCCCAGCTCGCCTATTCCTGGATTGCTGTGTAGCCATCATAGTCCTTTGTGTGTTGTGGTCATGTTCCAGGGCTGTTTTTCGGCGAGTGGCCCGAAGAATGTGTATTCGGGGTAGGCTCGTAGCCGCTCGTATCGGGTTCCGTCGGGGCTGGATTTGCCTGTGCGCTGTTTTAGCACTGCGATGCGTGCCTCTGCCGGTATCGTGAGCCCGTTGCCGTTATCCTCGCCACCATACAGTGAGACTCCGAGGATGAGTTGTGGTTTTTCGGAGAGGCCGTTTTTGATTTCTCGCCGGGCGGGCGGGTGTTCGATGTCGGAGCCGGTTTTGTCGGTTGCGTGGTGGGTGACGATGATGGTGGAGCCAGTATCTCTACCTAATGCTGTGATCCATTGCATGGCTTCTTGCTGGGCCTGGTAGTCGGATTCGCAGTCTTGAATGTCCATCAGGTTGTCGATAACGATGATGGGTGGGAAGGTGTTCCACATTTCCATGTAGGCTTGCAGTTCCATGGTGATGTCGGTCCAGGTGATGGGTGACTGGAATGAGAATGTGATGTGTTGGCCGTGGTGGATGCTGTCTCGATAGTATTCTGGCCCGTAGTCGTCGATGTTTTGTTGTATCTGTGTGGTGGTGTGTTGGGTGTTGAGTGAGATGATTCGTGTGGAGGCCTCCCAGGGTGTCATGTCCCCTGATATGTAGAGGGCTGGCTGGTTGAGCATGGCGGTGATGAACATGGCTAGCCCTGATTTTTGGCTGCCGGAGCGCCCCGCGATCATGACTAGGTCCCCTTTGTGGATGTGCATGTCCTGGTTGCGGTAGAGGGGTTCTAGCTGGGGTATGCGGGGCAGCTCGGCTGCGGTTTGGGAGGCCCTCTCGAAGGATCTTTGTAGAGAGAGCATCGGAGCCTTAATCTATCTATCGGTTGGATGTTGTTTTGGTGGTCAGATGGAGTCGATATCGATGTCAGCCTCAGTTGAGGCTGTGGTGTCGTCTAGCTGACCGTTATCGCGCTTGTCTACGTATTCGGCAACCTTATCGTAGATGGCGTCGTCTAATGGTTTGAGTACGACCGCGTTGAACCCGTTTTTGGTGCGTACGGTGGCGAGTTTGAAGGCCTGCTCTTCGCCAAGGTATGCTTCGAGTTCGCGGATCATGGAGTGTGTGCGGTCGTTGTTGCCTCGCGCTTTCTCAATAATAGCGTTGGGGATGGTTTCTGGGGTGCCGTTGTTGAGATCGTCTAGGGTGTGGAAGATGGTGACATCAGCATAGATGCGATCAGCGGTCTGTCCGCCGTAGCCTTCAGTGTTGTGTTCCACGTCGTGCACTTTGAAGGCGATGGCGGTGGCGTCCTGGTTTTTGGACGGGTTGAAGAAGGTGCTGTTATTGCTGTTGCGGTAGTTGGCAAGTCCCATAATGGTGTTATCCTTTACTGTTGTGTCTGTTATTGTTGGCTTATATTGGTTTATCGGGTGAGGCTGTTTCGTTTAGTGCGGAAAGCCTCGGACACGTCACTGTTACTGGTGATGATCTTTTTGTACTGTTTTAGAAGGTCTGCTAGCTGTGCTTTGCTGGTGGCTTTGTTGATCCGGTCAATGATGATGTCGTTTTCCTGATTGGCGATTTTGTTTACGTAGTCTTTGGCGGCCTGATTGTATCGGTCTTGGAGGATGATGGATGCGCTAGCTATGAGGGTTGCGAGGTCCCAGTCTTTCGATACGGTTTCGTCTTTCAATCCTCCCAGCAGGTCGATGATGGCCTGTTTTGTCTGCTCTGCTGTGTCTCCCCTAATGACGGTCCATGGTGCAGCATAGTCTCCACCATATTTGAGTGTGATAGTGAGTCGATCATTGTCTGTGGTGTGCTCGTCGGTCATGTGTTTTCCTTTTCTTTGTTTTCGGCTTCTGGAGGCTGTACGGTGGTTTCTACCGGGTATCTGTACGAGTTTTTTCCGTTGACGGCCCAGCAGGCGTCTCGTACGGGGCATCCTTTACAGAGTGCTGTGACGTGGGGTACGAAGATGCCTTGGCTGATTCCTTTCATTGCTTGACTGTACATGGATGATACATGCCGGTAGGTGTTGTTGTCAAGATCGTACAGTTCGGTGGATGTTCCCTGCTTGGCGGACTGTTTGTCTGTTTTGGTTGATGCGGGTGTCCAAAACATGCCTTTTGTCACATCGTTGCCGTGTTGGGCGAGCATGTACCGGTAGGTGTGCAGCTGCATACTATCAGCCGGTAGGCGCCCGGTTTTGAGGTCGAGGATGAATGTTTCGCCGGTGTCGGTGTCGGTGAAAACGCGGTCAATATATCCGACTATTTTTGTGTCATCGTCGAGGATGGTTTCTACCGGGTATTCGATGCCCGGCTCGCCGTCAATAACAGCGATAGCATATTCTGGATGGTTGCGCCTCCATGTTTTCCAGCGGTTCACAAAGGTTTGTCCGTAGAGTATCCACCAGTCGTAGTCTTTCTTGTGTGGCCCGCCCGACTCGCACATGTTTTTGCATATTCTGCCGGAGGGTTTGATTTCTGTGCCTTCGGATTTGGCGAGGGCGATTTGGGTGTCGAAAATGTTTTTGAAGGATGAGAGTTTGTCTGGTAGTGCAGGGTATTCGGTGGGATTGTACAGGTGGAGGTCGTATTGTTCGGTGATGTGGTGTATGGCGCTTCCGGCTATGGTGGCATACCAGGTGTGGTGTTGGGCGTGGTAGCCGTGTTGGAGGCGCCATTTTTCTCCGCATTCGGCCCACTGTGACAGTGATGAGTAGGAGATGTGGCCTGGATGGTTGATGGTTTTCGGATATTGTGCTAGAGGCATTACTTGTCGCCTTTGTGGGTGTTCCATGGGTTGCGGGTGTCTTGGCCTGCATCGTGTTGCTGGTAGGCAAGGAGTGCGAGGCAGTGCCAGGCAGCATGGGCCAGATGCGGTAGCCCGGATTCATCATCGAGGTTGTTGCCTTGCTGCCAGGATAGCACATGGCGGTAGAGGGCATCGACACTGTGGCTCCACGGGTATCCTCCGGTCCAGTTGTTGTCGCCGTATTTGGTGGCACCGTAGCCTGCAACCTCGCCTAGGGCGTGCAAGGCTGCGGGGTCGATGAGGGAGAGCCTGCAGAGTTTCAATTCTTTTCGGGCACCGCTGTTGGGGTCGGTGTACATGCGGGTGGGCTCATCCATGAGATGTGTGCTCCTTAAGAGTGGGTTACTGGTTGTTGTCGTGAGCTAGGGCGACGGCGAGAATAATGATGGCGAGGGTTTCGGCTATCAGGATGGGTGTTGTGATCATTTAGTGTCTCGGGGATGGTAGGTGAGTGTTGAGGCGCCCAGGAGGGTGGCGAGGGCGCATGCGGCAATAATAGCGAGGGCGGCTTTGTGGCTGGTGCCGGTTGCGTACATCCATGTGATGATGGCGCCTTGGATCCAGGCGAGGCTGGTGAAGAACGTTTCGTAGCTGTGTAGCTCAATGTTGTTGTTGGGTGTGTTCATGCTTGCTCCTGAAGAATGGTGTTGATGGTTTTATAAATGTTGTACAGGTCGGTTTCGATAGATAACAGTTGATGGATTTCGTGGTCGAGATCAATGTCTGGGTTGAGGGTGTTGATGCGGGAGGCAATATCGGTGGCTGTGCGGAGTGTGCCGCCGGTGTGGTGAATAATGTGTGCCGTGTCGGCGAGGCCTGTGGTGACAGCGTAGCGGGAGAGGAGAGGCATAGCGGTCCTTGACGGGGTTACTGTTGCGGGTTGATGTTGAGGTCGGTGACGTGCGGGTGGTCTTCTGTTCCGGTGACGAGGCAGTGGACGGTGACTGGTAGTTTGGATGCTCCCGGCTGGCGGACGGTGGCGCCGTAGACGATGGAGAAGGTGTCTTTACCAATAATTTTGTGGAGTTGGAGGTCGATGTCGGGGTTGCCGTTCCAGTTGACACCGTGTGCGGCGGCCTTCTGCTCAGCCTTGTCATTGCAGGCGTGTGCTGCGGTGATCATGGTGAGTCCGGTGGCGGTTTCTTCTCCGCGGGCTTGGGCTTGCTTGTGGGTTTTGGCTTGTTCGGCTTGTAGGGAGCGGGTGGCGGCTGCCTGCCGTGCCGCTTTCTCGGCTTTGCGCTGTTGGGCGGTTTTTGGTGTCCATTCTGTGTTGGCTGTGGTTACCTGTGGTGCGGGTTGTGATGCGAGTGGGGGGTTGTCGTCGGGGGCTGGGAGGAAGGATGCGGCGGCGATGATGGCGGCTGTGATGCCTGCGATGGTGTAGCCTTTTTTCTTGTTCATGACTGTTGTCCCCTTTCTGGGGTGTTGTTCGTTGCTGACATGATCAATACTTCCAGTGACTGGACCTCGTGTCAAGACTGCGCTCAAATGTTGTGAGCGATCCTTGTGTGGCTAGGGGTTTTATCGGGCACACAGAGTGAGTAGATGGCCTACGTTGATGCGGCTCACATTCCAGTAGAGTTGTGTGGCTTCACCGCCGGTGAGTGGCTTCCACTCGTTGTGGCTGAACACGGTGCCATCGGATGCGATGAATGTGTTGGGGCGTAGCTTGTGGAGTTCAATCTCTACGCTCTGCCGGTAGGCTTCGGCGAGGCCCTCAAAATCCATGTGGTCGCAGGCGAGGTTTTCGAGGCGTGTCAGATCGAAGGGTGTGGGGCAGTCGTAGCTGGCGGGGGTGTAGAGCTGGGTGAAGTGGTCGGCAATCTTGTGCATGATGATGTCCTTTTCGTTGCTGATAACGTTGTTGAGGGTTTATCGGGTGGATGCTTTGAGGATGGCGTCTACATCGATCATGTCGATGAGATCGTGGAGTTCCTCAGCTTCGTTCTCGGAGAGGTGGCGCCAGTTGGGTGGCCCGTATAGGGCGCCGTCGAGGGTGACAGTCCACATGGGTCGGATGAGTCGTACGGCTTCTTGTACTTTAGCGTGGTACATGCGGCGCACCATATCGAGATCGATGTCGTCTGAATGGTTTCCGGTGAGGCTGTGGAGGCTGAGTGGGTCGATTTCTGTCTGCCTGTAGAGGGATGTGAAGGATGGGGTGATGAGTGTGCCATCCATGGGTGATGTTCCTTTCTGGATTGTCTGGGTGGGTTGTTGTGGTTTTTATGGTGTGAGGGTTGTGATCCATAGTCAAGGCTGCGCTCATTCGGATTGAGCGTTTCATGCTGGAGTGTCTGGTGTGACAGATGTCACTTAAGCCCTTATGGTCTCTCTAAGCGTCTCAAATCTTCTGGGGGTAGGATTATGCAGGGTTGACCCTGCTAATCGATTCTAGGGCCCTTCTAGGGCGTCTCAGGGGTATGTCTGGGTGATGGCAGGTTCGGTAGATGATCTAGCGAGTCAAGGTGCCGAGCTGAGACATAAGATCTATCATCTAGGTGTGTGAGATGTATCACATCCTCCTGGCTTAGTGTGCACTCCCGAGGCTACTCTGCCGATCTGACGTGAAGGGCGTAGCCCAGAAATGCCGTTTAAAGCCTTCACACGGAGCCTAGGAGCGCCGTGCAGGGTGGGGGCTAGGTATTTATACCCCCAGCACATTCTGATCGATTCTAGACGCCTCCCAGAGCCTGATACGCGATCAGCCATCTCGGCATAGATCATCAGCCCCTATCATGGTTAGCTAAGCCTCAACTATGTGGACAGTGTTGGATACTGTGGGGGAAGAAGGACACGGTAAAAGAAAGAGGGGGGAGCATCAGCCTTCAAGCCTTAAGGTCTTAGCGCTTAGCACCGATGGTCTTAGCAGTTAGCACCGAGCCCTCTCAAGGGCTCGGCATCAGCCCGAACAGGCACAGCCCTGAAAGGAGTACACGCCATCAGGGAAGGCTTGAGAGTACGAGGAGCCCTAGCGACGAGTACTCGAAAGCCTGAGGGAACACCCTCAGCACTGATGGGGCTAGCGTGTTCGGAAAGGACACAAGAGTGAAGTGTGACAGCTGTTCGGGAGTGAAACCCGTTCTGGCTAGGGGTTTCAGTATTAACCACCCTCAAAGGTTACAAGACTCTAAGAAAATTTAAGGAAAAGTTTAGGTTTAATTTTTGGACATTTACTACCAAAAACACCCGTTTACACCCCTCAAACCCGCCTATAGAGCCAAATCCACCAGTTTGACTCATCCCAGGTGGTGTATGCTAGGCTGGACAGGTAGCCAGCTGGACGCAAGGCCGAAATCCGCTGACGCGGCTTTCACCCTTACATCCATCAGTCTACCAAAGACTTAAACGCTTCAAGGCTAAGCGCTAAGCCCCTCAGTACTTAGCACCGAGCCCTTGAGGGGGCTCGGCATCAGTCTTAAAGCTTTAAACACTTTAAGTAAACTTAAGAGCTTAGCACTTAAAGTTAATTAATAACCTTAAAGGCTTACACACTTAGCACTGAGCCCTTCAAGGCTCAGCATCAGTATAAAGATCTTAACACCTAAGTTAAGTATAAAACCTTAAAGGCTTAGCACTTAAGGATATAAACTTAACATCAGTGTTTAAGACTTTAAAACTTAAAATAACTATTAAGACTTAAAGACTTATAAGACTTTAAAGACCTTAAGTACTTAAAGTTAACCATCAGTCTTAAACTTTAATATTATAACCTATAAGTCTTAAAGCTTATAGGTATAATAATATAATATAAGTTATAAAAGTTTTAGAAGAGCTAAGGGGTTAACTTCTTTACTTCTCTACTCTCTTTGGTTCTTTCTCTCTTCTCTTCTTTTCTTCATCAGGGGAGAAGAGGAACCTTTACCGTCAACGCTGATGGGCTTTTCACCGTGTGACTCGTGTACCACCGGTCGCACGCTCCCGGTTGCACACTCTCCACACTCTGACACCCGTGTCCCTTGACGGCTTGGCGTGTTCGGCTCAAGGCGTACGGCGTGTCACGCTAACGCCCTTAACACTAGGTAAGACTTAAAGTGTATATTATATGTAGAAGACTTTAAAAACTTTAGGGTGTTCCTGCTGAGCCTGTGTCCTACACCGCTAGGCGCCAAGCGCTAAGCCTTGAAGCGCGAACACCCATCCACCCCCATTTTTCTTTCGTGCCTTTCTTCTTTTGACACAGCTGGGGGGCGATGTGATCTTTCTCACACCCATGGGGGGTAGTGGAGAAAACAACCACCCCAGCACAAACAGAACACCCCCTCAAACGCACAAAACAGGGCCTAGGATCGAACAGCAGGGCATCGGTAGAGTATTCCTACCCCCAACACGTTCCAGGCTGTTACAGGAGCAATGAGAGGCTCACAGGGGCTATAGGAGATCAGGGGGCGTGATGGCACACACCAACCGCACAGCCAGCCAAGCTCACCGGCGCTGGCGGGCGCGACTCATCACCCAAGCACGCAAGCAAGGCCAAACCGAATGCCCACTCTGCGGAGCCACCATCACCTGGGACACACACGACCTACCAACAAGCCCCGAAGCCGACCACATCACACCCGTCAGCAGGGGAGGACTCAACACCCTAGACAACGGGCAAATCATCTGCAGAACATGCAACAGAAGCAAAGGCAACAGAACACAACCAAACATCAAACTCCAACAACAAACCACAAAAACACTCGTCTCATGGTGAAAAAACCGCCAACCCCCACCGGGGACACCCCCTGCACAGGCGTGCAAGA